ATTCTATCCACAGAAAAGCCTACACCTGTACCACAGAGTAGGATGTACATAGCCTCATCAAAGGCTTTAGGGTCATCGATAGGTAGGTAGCTGCAGTTATAGCCCGCAGTGTTGTCACGGTCTAGCGCCTTGCCAGCGGTCATGATAGCCCTCATGGATGGCATAACATCTAGGTTCTTGACAGCGTTAACAAGCTCTGTACGCAGTTCAGCATCTGGAGAGAACTTATACTTCTCATCAAGATGATTAAACATAAAATTAAAGTAACGATCCACTGACTCTTCCCAGTGCTCTCGGCGGTTCTTATCAGGCATGAACCGACTGTAACGACTCTTTGCAATAAACTGTTGATAATAATCCATTATGTATTTTCCCAATTAACTAGCGACTCTAATCTGTCTGCATTGTCTTCAATAATATCATCAAACCTTTCAACTATATCCTCTGAACGGATTGACAACTCCTCTATGAGTGTTAACTCATCCCACCGCTTCATGCGCTCCTTTATCTCTTCTAATGTTAATGACATATTATTATACCACACTTTTCTTAGTTTTGCTACGCTTTTTAGGAAGATAACTAACTGCCTTCTCTAAGCCTGTTTCCCAATCAGCATAATGATCCCACCATATAGTGGTCATATTATCGTACCAGTAGGTCTTCTCACCGACAGGGAACCACCTCCAGCAAGCCATGTTCTCGTCACCCACTAGGTTCAGGGTCTTGACACCGACACTGGCAGCACAGTGGGCGATAGCAGAATCCACCGATATAACGGCATCGAGTGTCTGGATTTTATCTGCTGTCTCAACCCACTTAAAGCTGTCTAGGAACCCTTCCCCAATCTGCAAAGATACAAAGTCATACTCAGGATGGCTTGCCACAAACTCATCTACTACCTCTTTAGGAATCTGCTTTGCTGCCATATTCCAAGACTTGTTGTCAGTGCTGTAGAAGATACCTACCAAGGGCTTGCTACGCTTAGGAGCCACGATAGCAGGGTTACGGTACAGACCCTCCGCACCAAACCACCTATCAGCAGGCTCTGCAGGCAACAGACCATGTTCCATCAGGAGGTAAGGCATAGACATCATCTTGATCCTGAAGGACGAAGGAGGACAGTCACGAGGAGACTTGCTAAACTCCAGCCTAGTGTCCATCCTACGGAGCAGTGGTGCTATCTCATCAGGGTAGACACAGAAGACCTCGTTAGTTAGCTGCTTGATCATAGGGATGAAGCGAGAGAACTGAAGCATATCTCCCCAGCCAGCCTCTGACCAGATGATGACACTGCGCCCCTTGATGTTATGTCCAGGCATCCAGACAGCAGCCCTATCGAAGTTACTCCTGACTCCTGGGAACTTAGCATTAGGATTCCAGAAAGCATCAGGTAGGGACCGAAGCTCGTGCAGTTTAAACCCGTTGGCCCAATCGCCTTTACGGATTAGGTTCTGCCCTTTCTTATAGTCCCTGTCAGCGTCACTCCAATTTATCTTTACTGTTCCAATCATAATACTTCTCACCAATCTTGTCGTAGTTGTCGATCATAAACTCTAGGTAGTGCTTTGCCTTCTCAAGATCCTGCTTACCTGCTTTCTTACGATGACGCTGCACATACTTGATCACATTACAGGCCCAAGGGTCTAGCCTCCAGTCTAGGAACACATCCCAAGGCTCGATTCTAGTCTTGTAATGATCTCCTCCAATCTGCTTAGACTTGATGTAATCATCTAGTGTCTTGACTTCCGTATGGTTACGATAAGCCACATACCAGTCATTAGGACTTGCGTTATCAATGCTCATACTTCTTCCTTAAATAGTTAAGAGACACTGGCATCTCATCGAAGCTGCCGTTAGTAACCTCATGCAGCATCCATATACCGCGCCAGTACTTGTTACCCTGACTACCTAGATAGTCCTCGTCATGCAGGTAGCAGCAGCCACTAAAGAGACCAGTGATCTGTGATCCATCAGCACGATTAGAGTAGGCTATCTGTCTGTTCTGCACATGGCCCATGACCGCTGACATATGCTTCTTAGCTAACAGGGCAGCAGCAGAGGCTACAGGACGCCCCATAACGCCAGAAGTAAAATAATGAGCGTACACAACCCCATCAATAACAATAGGTTCAAGGAACGGTATAACTTCCCAGCCATGATGTTCGTAGTTAAGGTCGCTGAGACTAATAGTTCCATCCAGTTTAGGGTCTCCTTCGACAGCTCTGGAAATTCTTTCTTCATGGTTTCCGATAGTAAGGACCATTCTGGGTTTGTACTGTCGCTCTTTATTTCTCTTCGCTCGTTCATTATGTTCCTTAATAGGTGCTAGTAGCATCTCCATTGCTTTGTTAGTAACTTCGATGTCAGTCTTGTACCGTCTGCCTTCGAAGGACTTCTTACCAACATCGTAGCTAGACAGGCTAGGCATATCTGCAAAATCCCCAATCTGTACGATCACATCAGGTTTCTTATCTACAAGATACTTACCTACCCATGTCAGATAACTAAGATCAACACCGTCCTTAACTTGGCAGTCCGGGATTATGGCGTGAACAGTCATCAGTCAGCATCCTTGTCTTCGTTGTCTAAGACCTCTGCAGTAGCGATGTACTGTCCCGGTCCGATAGTCTCAAACAACCCATCACTCTCCATGTTATAAGGGTCTTTGATGACAACACGCTCCAGTACACCACTGTAGCCAGAAGTCTCTAGGAACTTACAGAACTCATAGAGTACCTTGGGCCATGCAGTGAAGTCTGCAAAGTAGTGACGAACCTTGACAGTAGAAGCCTCTGGGTATTCTGTAGGCTCATCTTCCTGAAACTCAGAATCATAAATGAATCGATAAACTTTACTCATGCTTGCTCCTTAATAAGTTAAAGAAATACTCTGCGTCTACCACAGCCAAGGGCTTATCTCTGTTTTGTTTGATGATGCAAACAGGCTCGTATCCTCCTGCGTTTCCTCTGGCTTGTTCGTAATAACCGTATACTGAGATAGCTGCTCTGGACTTGCATTCCAGACTAATTGGCAAGACCCGTCTGGCTGCTGGACTGAATAGCAGATCCTCCCCGGAGACGCCCATACTAACTGAGCGAACATCGTCTGCCTCCAGATTGAACTTGGCTAGTATTAGATCTCTTACCCACTTTTGCAGGTGTCTTCCTTTGGACTTGGCGCTGCTCGGTTTCAAGTGTTACATCCTTTCTTACTTTAATCCACTGCTTAGGTAGATGCATACGGGCATTGCTGTTGTCCATAGAGACTGTATTAGCGATGCATAGTGCGTCATCTGTTTCATCAATAATCCACCCAATACTGTGACAAAGGTGAACTTCTGCTTTAACATCTTCTTGCCATTCCACATCTGCTACTGCGTCAACCCACTGGATGTACTGCAAAGGGCAGGTGACCAAATCTGGTTTTCGTTTCTTCGTATCCATAACAATTGTCCATTCTCCAGTACTCGTTTATCATCGTTGTCGTATGCTTCCAATACTGCCTTATACATATCGGCTTCAGTGAGACAGTCCTGAAGAATCTTCTCAGCTTTCTTTGGGCCTACCCCACGAAGACCAACAATGTTATCAACTCTATCGCCAGTCAATAGCTGCGTATAGAAATGTTTGATAGCTTGCTGGTCATCGATCAGGTACTTCTTATCCTTAATAAAGTTATAGTGCCAACCACGAATCATATCAAGGTCTTTGTCGATGGACATGATGATATATTCTTCGATGTCTCCAATCTCATAAGCCTTGATACCGATAGCGTCATCGGCTTCCTGTCCTTCTACTACGATACATCCCCACGCCTTCTCAAGGTACTCTCGAATCAGACCATAGTGTTTAGGTTTATCTGCGGTTCGATTGCCCTTGTAAGGAGCGGTTACTGCTATGTCAGTCCTGTAGTTTCCTTTGCCAGTGAGATACCCCTGGTAGTCTCCTACATAGGGTTTCATCACTAGCTCTTCCATAAACTCAGCACATCGTGCCAAGCAAATCTTGTCGCTAACGTCTTCGGAAGCGAATCCAATTCGGTAGCAAACAATGTCGGCATCGATGAGTGCTAACATTACTTCTTCAGGAACGTAGCCATAGCTTCGAGAGCCTGTGCTGCCTGCTTCTTACTGGAGAACTCGTTGTCATTGATAGTGACAGAGCCATCCGAAGACACAGAGAACTTGAAGAAGTCCGAACCCCATACTGTATGATTCAGCCCATCAACTTCTACCTCAAATACAGACTCTACTGGTGACACCTTGAAGTTAAACTTAGGTGACGGTGCTGCTGCTTTCTTTGCTGTCATCTTCTTTCCTTTCTTAGAGAACATCATCATCAAGTACCACTGCTTCTTGTGCTTCGTAGACTACGAGATCAGTCACAATCAGTTTGCTAATCCCTGCGCCTACGCCTTTCTTACCGCTGTAGGTCCATGCATAAGGAGTGATTAATCCTACGCCCTTGCTACCGTTACCAACCTTTACAGTGATGGGCTTGCCCTCTGCATCGGTAGCCTTGATAACATAGTTCTTAGACTTAGCCGTAATATAGTGTCCCTTCTCAGGCTGGTCATCCCGAATCTTTACAGGAATCTTCATGCCTTTAAGTACCTCTATAGCTGCGTCACTGAGGTTACACAGGTCTACCTGATACTCACCAGACATCTTATTAGGTGTGTCCAAGGAAGCCCACATAATCGTACCTTGAATCTTAATCGGTTTTATATCCATTCACTTCTCCTTTTTAAAGTTACCATAATATTATAGCATATCAGTGGAGTTTGTCAACATCTTTAGGATTAGATTTCATATCCTGAAACATCGCCATCATATAGGCAGTGCTGAAGATACTCTTTAGCTCCTCCATATTCTTAACCGATGTCTGCATATTGATAGTCTTATCCTTCCTGATATTAATAAACACCACGTCTTCCATGTCCTTCCAAAACTCATCTTCCAAGTCTAGTGGGTTTGTGCCCATGTTGTTCCTTTCTTGTATTCACCATCTAGTGGGCAGCGAAGACCTAAGACTTCTCCTGCTTCCTTGATACTGCTTACTGCTAACTTCCCTACTGCATCTGCATCTTCCTGACTGCATTCTATCTGCCACTCGTCATGCACATTCGCTACGAAGTGGGCATCAA